AAGTGGACAACCAATGCAAATTCGGTGTTGATGTGATGATCCAAATCATAAATCATGAATTTACTGTAATCATCAATGGAATTCAGGCGATCTATTTTTACGATTTCAATATCATCGCAAATAATATCAGCATCAGTTAAAAATTTCACGGATGCGAATTGCAATCCTTTGGCGCATTCTCTCAAAGCGTGTATGGTTTCCTCATGTTTCACGCTACTAACAGCTACCAGAGTAACATTGTCAAGATTTATCATTTTATCAGATGGCGATATTTATCAAGATTATCCAGAAGATATTTGGGATATGTATCATCAATTTCAACCGTGGTGAAGGTGTTCCTGAAAAAAGGATCGATATTGTTTTTCATGTTGTTGTCCAATTCATCCAACACTTTATCATAGACCATATCACGGTGACAATATGCCAACAATTTGGTCTTCACCATTTCCTTGCCTCCCATAAAGCTGAAGTGCCATCCTCCGTTGGCAACACGAATGGATAGATTCTGATCTCCCCGTATCTCATTGAATGAATACTTTTTCATGTTTTTGTAGAAACCCACTCTGGAACCAAACCAATCGGTCTGTTTCAAAACATTCAGATAATAATAATACATGCACTGATTCAGGGCATAGATATTATCTTCCAGATTTAATTTATATAAATTCTGTAATATATACGGGTTGGGTATTTCGTCCGCATCAGAGAATATGATGATATCATCATCATCACAATTCACCAATGCTCTCCGCACACTTTCCTTTTGGAAGAAATCTCTTCCATAATCAGGCTGATTGGCACTGTTAAATCTGTGGGTATTTCTCATGTATCCCTGAATCGTTTGCAATGTGGGATCGTCGGTAGGTTCCAAATTGAGAAAATCCTTGGGATTGTCCAAAATTTTATGCGTCAGAATTTTATCGGAAAATTTTGCAAACCTTTCCTTATTTTCCTCATAAAAGAAAGGTTTCTTTTCCCCCGAATGGGACAAATCGGATTCGACAATCACGAAATAATCCACGTAATCATATAAAATATTCAAACGCAATTCCAGAATATCAAGTTCATTATAAAAGTTAAAACAGTCGTATATTTTTTGCATATTACCAGTAAGTTGGATGTTGTTTCATGTATTCGGAAAATTCTTCCACACACTCCTCATATGTAGAGAAATTTCCCTCCCTGTCAAGGTAATTATAATTTTTATAAATATTGTAACCACAAGACCAATAACCATCGGAAACATTGTGTCTTGCCCAATATTTTGGAGCGATAATATGTTTCACATTTTCATTCATCATTATTGCAAATATTGGGAAGCTGGAATTTGAAATGATCAAATAATGGGCATTTTTGATGATGGAGAAATCTTTTCCAATATCAAAATGATACACTTCAAAATCTGGAAATTGTTTTTTGGACGTTTCCACATCATCGGTTATGACGACAAATTTCATATTTGGATTGATACTTTTCATCTTATCAATCGCATTCATCCAATACTCGTGCCTGATCAATACCCAAGGCATGTATGTGTATTCCCCACCACGATAATTGATGATACAAATATTTGGATCGGAATAATCGTAGCAATCCTTCTCCGGTTTCACCTTCAACCATTGTCTGATTTCATCCCTGCGGTGAATGATTTGGTTCTCCGATTGAAAGATGCCATCAATCTTCGTGTTGTCGGGAATTTGCAATAGATTGGGATCGTCAATCGTTACATTGGCACCATTGGGGAGAACGTTATATCTCTCCTTAAAATAATATTGGATACCATCGGGAAGCGTATCAGGTGGTCCTCCTTCTCTCCCCGAACCACCCGTAACAGGTAATCCAAAATCCAAATCCATGAAGTCCAAACATTTGAACTTGTGGGGATTCATGATCCCAAAATCATATCCCAAATCCTTGGCAACCACTCTCGTTGTCACATAACAAGCAAGCTGGTTTCCCATCCCCTGACCATCGTATATCTCTGTGAGAATCATTTATTCTTTTAAAAACGATAGAGCTTCAAGATATTGATGTTTTTTCAATGGATTCTTAATATTTAAATCCATTGATTGGGATAACCACAAATCACACACTTCATCTTTTGACGATTTTTCCAATTGTGAAAAACGTAAAATATATTCAATATCAAGTTTTAATGGTTGGATTCTTAATTTTCCATCTCTTTCTAAAGTCATTTCATATATACACCCGCGCCTATTAAAATATACAATGTTATCTCTGATCATCACTTGTTTTAGATAATCACCATCACTATCCATATCTGGAAAATAATTATGTTTTATATTATCTTTATCTAAAGAATTATATTCAAATCCAGTAACCTTATAATATTCACAATTAAAATTTTTATATATAAAGATAGTATATTCATCTTTGAGTATCAAATTTTGAAGATTTTCCAGTGCTTTTTCGTAGAATGAACGAGAAATTTTAAACATATTATTTTCTACCCCTTTTTGGAATTTTAAAAAAGCCAATTCTGGTATTGTAATCTCAGGTTCTTGTGAAGCAAATTCTCCAACCCCATTTAAATAATCTTCATATTGTTGTTCCAAACTCTTCTCAACTTCTTCCAGAGTAAGCCCATCTCCATGTATTTCAATATATTCATCCCAATCATTCTCGCTGTAAATATTCTTATCAAGAATCATCAATTCATAATTAATATTGTCAGTTGAATCATACCAATAATCCAACATACATTTATATTTTAAATTGGTATAATTGACACTTTCATCATTATCACATCTCAAATTCCACCAATCTTCTCTTGATAGAACTTCGTAATTCTTAAAAGAACCTGTTAATTTCACATCTTTAGCTTCTATTACATTATTTTTCATAGTTTTCCTTACAATATTTTATCTCTTCCCCTAAATTTCCCGAATACTTATTACTAATTTGATTCTCATGGCAACGATTAGTAACCAAGCAATCTTCAATCACCGTGGGTAATCCGTATCGTTCCCCCAATCGGTAGTAGTATGCCACATCCATGAGCATTGTCAAGTTCTCATCAAACAATTCAATGTTTTCATTTCTAAATGCTAGAACAGATGGGGAACTGATCGTGTTCACGCCTTCCAACAATCTATCATTCCAGCACGGAACCATAGGTCTTTCAAAGTTCACACCATCTCTCGTATGGTTACACCCACAAACGATCCATTTTGTTTCTTCATTTTGAAATGCTTTATCGAATTTCTCTAAACATCTTCGGTCAAACATGAAATCATCTTGGAACATGATCTTGACGATTTCACCTTCCGCTCTCTGAAGAGCTTGGTTTAAGTTTGCCACACCGTTCCCATAGTCAGATAGATTCCGCACATATTTTACCCCCTCTCTATCTTGTTTATAAATCGTGAATACATAGTCGGAAATATCATAATTCTGACTATGATCAGAAATCACAATCTCCCAATCCTGAAATGTTTGGATTTGAATTGAATGAATCAAGTCTTTCAAATACTGAAGACCAAACCCACCCTGTTCCCAAACGGGAATACATATGGAAAATCTAGGTTTCATTTCGTTCTAAAAATTTTAAAGTTGATAAAACCACCCAATATTCAAGCGAATCACGAATTGTTAATGTTTGACCACGAATAGCTCTGGAATATTTTCCAAATTCGTTATAAGCATCTTCTGTAATTTTTTCAATATCTTCATCATCAATTTTCATAATGTCCAACTCCAAATATATCGTTCCAAATCCTCCCACTTTGTATCCCCACAAACATAATCAGAATGTCTCCGATTATTGTCATAGTATTGATGCTTTTCCCTCACAGTATTCTCGTGTGGTAAGTGCCATGCGATTGCATCCTTATCCTCAACTCTTATAATGTCCCAACCCATTTTTTGGAATCTAGCTAGAATTTCATCGTCTTCATAACCCCACCCTTTAAAATTGGGGTTGTATCCATTACATTCAACAAATACATCCTTTTTAAACATAACCATACCACCTTTGCTTTGAGGATGAGCAACTAAGAAATTCTCATCTTGGTCATAAGGAATAGGTTTCAATGTTTGAGATTTGTCCAATAGGTCAAGTAGGGCTTGACCTACGGCGAATATTTCAAACATCTGTTGCTTCAAATGTATGAACATTCCATTGTAAGGATACACAATCCCTACATTATCTCTAAACAATTGCTTTGCTTCCAGCATGTATTTCGGATCAACGATCACATCAGTATCTCCCGCAATTAGATATTCGACATCCAGAATCTTGGACATTTCTGTGAATGCCTTGGTTCTCCAATAGACATCATGGTTATCCATAAAAAGACCCTTGCAATCGTATTGCTTACAGAGTCTCTTGAAATCCTTATCCAATTCCTTGTCGTCATTCAAAATGGCGATTTGGAGATTGTCAGAGTTCTCTCTGTAGAATTTCACAACCATTTCCAGATTGCGAAAACGGTCATCCACATCCCTACGGAAGTGAATCATTAAGCCAATGTTATTAAGGTCTGTTTTCATATCTCACGTTTTTTAAAAATGTCAATACTTCCTGTTCCCTCGTATCTGGAATACCATCGCTCCCAAATGGGAACACGCCAAATTTTTCCTTGAAATAATCCATGGAACTCCGAATATTATCACTCCATTTCTGCATGGATTCAGGTGTCTTGATGGACGAATTTTCCTCCGAACACGCTTGCTCTTCAATGTAATCCAAAGAATTTGCTAGATCAGCCCACCACCAATAAGGAGTGGAATATCCTTTTAAAGCGAGTTCGTAACTATGGGAAACATGATCAAAAGAATTTCGGAATTTCTCGTCAATTAGACCAACATCTTCCAGAGCCTTGCGGGAATAGTAGCAGAATGCTCCCACACAATGTTGATTGAAAGCTATGGAGAAATCCCTATAATCTACCACCAATCGGGGACAAGGCTTACCATGGGATATACCATTCTTATTGGCTGGTCCGTGGTAGCCGAACATCAGGTGTTGAATTCCACTCTTTTTGGAAGCGTCGATGTATGCTTGGAAGATGTTTTGGTCTTTGATGAGCATATCATCTTCAATGAGGAAGATATGATCACATCCAATGTCCAACAAATGTTTCATTGCCTTATTTTTAGATGCTGCAACTCCCAAATTTGTTTCGTTTGTATGGATATAATAATTATATCCGGAGCATTCAAATGGATCACCATCATTGATGATGATCAATTCTAACCAATTACACCCATCAATACTATCCAACAGTCTTTTTAAGAACTGTGGACGATCTTTGGTGATAATACCCAACCCGATTTTTTCACTCATATCTTAAAATTCTTAATTTGATCCGTTAAATTCTTGTATTGTGCGTCTTTCTCAATCCAGAGTCCTTGATCTTTCAGCATTTGTTCCATCGTTTCCAGATTTTTGGGATCAAGAACGCTTTCTCCCGTTTCAACCAGATTACCTTTCTGATCAATGAACTCTCCAATCCACGCAATCCTATCATCTAAATTTGTCATGTCAACGGGGATAATGGCTGGACAATCCTCCGCAATGAAGAATGGTGTGTTACCCAAATGATCGGAATATTGTTCATAAAGTCCTGCGAAGATATCATCAATCTCTTGAATGTAATTTAAGTTGGTGTCGCGTGTTCCATCATTGACAATCTTGATAGCGGGGTCGTATTTTAACCAGAAAATAATGTCCAAATTTTTCAGGGAGCGGCGAACGATATCCACGGTGATACCAAGAACTTCTTCGGAAATCAGGTCTTTTTCCGCAGCATGAAGAGAATACGCAAGATTATCTAGGGGACAGCGATCATGTATAATGTGCTTCTCATCCTTATGTTCTTCCAATGTTTGGGTCATGAAATCCAAAATGAGTAGTTGAGTCTCTGCTGTCGTGGAAGATGAATGGGAAAGATTGTTTTCTTCAATAATATCCCTGTATGTTTTCACAGGTGTTTTATACATATTCCACTTCTTTAGAAAGTGTTTTACTAATGTAGTTTTTCCTTGTCCAGCAGTGCCAACAATTGCAATTCTCATAATGATTAAACTTAACAGGTGATTATCAAATTGCAAGCGATTTTGGTTAAGTAATAATATATGGCTACTAAAAAAGCACCTCGCAAGAGGAAGGAAGTGGATATCACACCTGATATGGGAGAACATTATAAAAAGAACTTCGATCTATCTAATATAACACTTAAAAAGCTTCCCCATTTAACTGATAATCAAATAAAATTTTATCAATTAACCCAAAATGCTAAAACAAATATGATATTTGTGGATGGTGTTGCGGGGACTGCAAAGACACAAGTTGCAGTATATGGCGCACTAGAACTCCTTAAAAACCGAGAGGTTGATCGAATCATCTATGTGAGAACCATCGTTGAAAGTTCTTCTCGATCAATTGGAGCATTGCCGGGAGAACTTGAGGATAAATTCCTTTATTATTCCATGCCTCTCATTGACAAATTGAATGAGATGACCGATGTTGCCACTTACAAAACTTTGATGGAACAGGAATATATCAAAGCAATTCCAGTCAATTTCGCCCGTGGTCTGACATTCCATAATAGTGCTGTTATAGTGGACGAGTCGCAAAATTTTTGTAAATCCGAATTATCCACAATCCTCTCCAGATTTGGTAGAGGTTCCCGATACTTCGTCATCGGAGATACAAAACAATCGGATATAAAAGATTCGGGATTTGAGAATGTCTATAACGCATTCAATACAGATTTCTCAAGAAAGAATGATATTCACTGTCTCAAATTTAACCACGCAGATATCGTTCGTTCTCCGATATTAAAACATATTGCCCAAGTTTTAGGTGTCTAATTATCGTCTAACCAACGGATAAATATTATATTCTTTATCCCACATGAAACAAGCCAATTTCCTCTTTGGTTTGGATACTAACTTATATTTGATAATGCTTACAACATCATCAATGGAAATCTTTTCATTTTTCTTCTTACGCTTCAACATGAAAAATTTAAGAACTTTTTCATTCAGAGATTTCTCATATTCCTTCACGACTTGTTGTTCCACTTGTTTGTATTTCTCTTGAATGTTTGGCACATCTTCGGATGTAAGTCCTCGTCTTCCTTTAGACATATCCCATACAGCGTTTAGATAATGTGTTGCCAGATGTCCAGCAATTTTAGTGGCTTCTTCTTTTTCCTCATCCGTCATTGGACGAAGATGTTCACTCTCATATGTTTTATTTTTCATAATATTATTACCAATTTAATCTCTTAAATGTTTTATAAGATTCATTACGCAATTCATCAATATTGTATCCCATATTGGTGTCCGTTTGATTATCAAAATCCTTACTCATCCAGTGAAAATTATTAATGTGTGCATCGGTGGATTCTTTAAAACGTTTGGTCTTTTCATCCACAACATGTTCCATTTTCCATTGATGCTTTTCATCGAATTTTTCAATTTGAGCCGCCGTATATGCTTCCATTATATCATTAAATACTCTCACACTCATAATTTTATCCTTCCAGTAAGCCCCATTTAGGAGCAGTCTTCATATCAGCGGAATACCTCACAGCACCGCCCGTTTTTTGCCCATGAAATTCA